TCTGCGATGGCTTGCCCCTGCTCATTGAGCGTGTCTTCGACAAAGTCAATACGAGACTCGACCACTTTGTCCGCGCTTTTGAATGCGGCTTCCAGTTCTCCGCCGGTCAAGACGGTGAGCGGCCCGGCTGCGTTGTCAATGTCCAACGGGTCGGTGGCGTAGGTTTCGGGAGAACTGAGCACATAGGCAACTTCTGCGCCTGTGGAAAGTGCTCCCGTGCTGGATATCCACGCCGTTGTGATGCTTTCGTCCGCATAGCTTTCGATGTAGCCCGTCTGGTACTCCGTCAAGCACACGTCCAGCCCGTTGGTACCATCGTAGGCGGTGGACCGGTAGTAGACGGTGAGGGGATGCGCAGACAGGTGTGCTTTGAACTCTTCAACTGTTGAGCAGGCTAGATCGGTTACGATAATATCCGCCGTGTAATTCAAATAAATTCCGTTTTTGGTGCCGATTTCAGGAGATTTCAACGTTGGGTAGGAATCAGACAAACCGTTCACAATGCGTTCGGAAACTGGGGTTAGGAAACTATTTGGCTTTGACGAGGATATATTCCAATTCTCCGACCCATCCAGCACAATCCTCTTATCATAGACGCTCTTAACCCGCGTGATGCACTTATCCTTGACATCGCCCACACGCCGCAGCGGGCGCGGGATGGGCAACTCGGTAACATCATCATTTACCGTGATAGACGATATACCCGTCAGCGCCACAGGAGCCTCCGTAGTACCGCCCTGTGCGTTCTCGCCGTAGGCAGTTATGGACGCGATACGGTTTGCTCCCATGTATTCGACTGAAACCGGAGAACCTTTGAGAACAAAATCACCACCGAGAGCAGCATTGTTGAGATTGTCCACCTGAAGTTGAAGATTACCAGCGGCGTCCTCTGAGAGCTGATCTTTCATATGCTCGAACCAGGTTTCAAACTCAGACGTATTCCCATTGATGAGAGCAGACCATTCATTCTTGTTTTTTGCCATGAACGACTTCCACTCATTTGTGTTATCGCTCATGAAAGCTTTCCAGGCATCCGTATTGCTGCTGAGCCACTCAGCCCACTGAGCACCCCACTGAGCAACAAGTTTGTCGATGTCCATGCCCTTCAGCACACCCGTTACATAAGGACAAGCAGATGTACCGACTGCATTCTCAATATTGCTCTGCGAAATGGATGTAGCCCCAGCAGGAATGGAAATATAAGCGAGCGGATGCTGGTTGAGTAATTCGCCTTCCGTCATGGTGGGCTTTACTGGTTTACTAGATGGAGTACCTTTTAGAATTTTAATTGTGTTTTTGCGAACTTCGGTGTTATTATTAACCTCCAGAACAATCGCGTCAATTCGATTTAGGAGGACGTCCGAGTTCGCCAGTGTAAGCGGCAACAGAGAATCGTTCAATGTCCATGTATGGTTAAACCACGCTCGCCCAATGCCAACAGTAATTCCCATACCACCGGATGATTTTACATTCAACGCATCGCCAATGGACATATACACGCCGTCCACAATGATGCCATCAAATATACTCGACATCTCAAGAGCGTTGTACTTTCGATCGCCTTTTATCGAGTTGTAAAAACCATATGTTACACTCATGAAATATGAATCTCCTTTCCTATACTCAAGTTACGGTCGAAAGCGTGGGGTAAGTAACAGTGCCTTGTGTGTCAATAGCCGTTACAATTTCCGAAATTCTGGCCCTACTCTCCATTCCGTACTCATTAGCGATTTGAACAATATCGCCGATGAAAAAATCCTTACCGTATTCGAACATCTTTGTCATTTCGACTTGGCCCTCAAATGATTGGGCAGCTACACTTTCTGCCAATTTCTCATCGCCACGCTGAGCGAGTTGCTTCTTATATTCTTCGTCCGAAAGAGTGACATTGTCTTCTGTCGTAGTCGAAATATCACGTGCATCCACAAACAGCTCTCGACGCTCCAAGCCACTTCCCTCGCCGACGGAGGTGGTTTTTCGTTCGGCACCCTCTCCCTCGCCGGCAACCAGCGCAACATTCTTATATTCTTTTTTGGATTCGAGATAATTGCTATTGGCAATATTTTCAAATTTGGGTGAAAATACGACGTAAGGATTTTCCGTCTGAGCATAAGTACGGTCAGCACCAGCGTAGAGTTTAAAGACGAACTGCTTCTTATCGTTCAACGTGACCTTGAAACCAAGTCCTGTGAGTCGACAAATTTCGGAGATAACATCATACAAATTGTCTCCAGTGAACTGCGCTGTAATTTTCGGCTCTGTGACAGCTTTCTCGACGCTTGTCTCGAATACGAAGTTTGGGATTTTGCGGTTGACATCTTTTGGAGAAATAACATTTTCATCAAGAAGCTTTTTAATGCAATCCTGTACGCTCCCATCCAAAAGAGTTTGAGTCCACACGATACGTCGTGAAAGAAGAGATTCTAACGACCGACCTGTAATGGTAACGCTGTTACCGTTTTCTGGGTCTGTATCAATTAGAACCTCTTCAATAATCATGACGTGCTCAGACGAGCGGCTTTGTAAATAATAATCCATTTGCAGCAGAGACAGCGCCTGGTCTGTAACGGATGTGTATATCTCAAAGTCCCCATATTCGTCGTATCGGTCCGTCCATATAAGGGAATTAAAGGTATCAACGATGTCATTGGCTTCCAGAGTCTTATCTAAAACCCAAATATCCACGCTTATACCCCCTCATAGATGATGTTGTTATAGACTGTAAAATATAGCATCTCCGAACCTTTTTCAGCCGTATAAGCAAGGATGTTATCGCCTTTCACCAGCTGAATCCATGAAGAATCCTTTGTAAGGCAATTGAGAATGTTCGTCCGAACGCCATTCCGGAGCAAAGTGACAGACTTCTTCCCTTTCACAGTGCAAATGTAAATATCGTCACCTGCAACAATGGTCGAGCCAGTAATCGATTTTAGCTTTTCTGTATCTATTTTGATAAATTCCCGCGTTCCCGTATTGTAGATCGTAACGTTCTCCACTGTACCGATTGCGTGAATTTGAATCGTGACGCCGATTTCGCTGTCGCCGTTATAATAGACCGTTTGTTCCTGTGCAACCTCGATTTCAGACATAATGATGTTACGTTCCTCGTTTGAACCGTTTTCTGTTTCATTCGAAAACTCAAACTCAAACATCGGGACAACACCGCTGAAGACCATTGCGTTCGCTTCCGTCGAGTAGAAGTATGGATCAGGGCATATGATTGAAATTTGCGTGTACTCGTTCTCGTCGAAAATAACCGGTTCATTCGACTCTACGTAGCCTGCAATATAACAAGACCGATTGTCCGTCTCGAAGGTAAGGATTAACTCTTTTTTAATTGGAAAATACTTATAGGACTTCTGACGGACGGTCTCAATGTCCGGAGCAATCATGAAGCGAAGTGTCATAACGATATTTCGTGTCCCAAGCCGGGCCGAATTATATAGCGACCCATCGCTCGACGTAAGCTCTGTGACATTGATATCCGCTTTTCCCGGACCAATTCCGGTAATGTCGGTAATGGCAATACCGGAATCATACGGGTTCGTGAGTTCCATCTTCAGACTTTCACCGAGATAGTTTGTAACAGTGACCGACTTGATCATCGTTTACTCACCGTTCCTTTCATCGCCGAGAATTGATTCTTTGTCTGCCGATAGATTTCAACCCTCGACAGGGCTTTCGGCGAATAGTTGTTTTGCGTGAAGTAGTTGTATGTGGCCGCGGAACCATCTTGGAACCCACCATTTTGATTTCCGCTGGTGTGGGCCCTGCTCATGTTGGCGTTGATCGACATTGCCTGCGTGCGGCTAAACATTGCATTTATCTGTCTGGTTCCGGACTGAACATTTGACAAGTCCAGTACAGGACGAATCGTTGGCTGTGCGTCTATGTCACTGTTGATATAGTCCGAAATCTTCGACACCGCCTCCGTGAGTCCAATTCGAGCTTTCGAGCCCATCTCGGCACCAGCACGATATGACTTGTCGGCATAATCACCGATCGCTCCAACGAAGGCAACACCGAAGAAATCGCCGATTTCATAGCCCACTTTCGATGGAGAATGCTCGTCGAGTTCCCGTCTTGCAGCGCGAGCAGCCGCAGCGGCCATTTCGGCAGCTTTTGCTTCCGCCAGGAATGTGTTGGCACTGATGCCATTGGCGAATCCAGCTACCATGTCGCGGGCGGCGTCATAGAATTCGGTATTTCGTACAATAATGGATGACAGCACGTCCGTAATAATCTCGCCAAATGCAACAATTGGAAGCCCAGCCTGAGAACGAATCCCCATGACCATATACTTTACCGTCAGTTGACCGAAAGTTTGGAAATTGGGGAGTTTTCCATTCAGAGTTGTAAGGACATTCCCTACCATTACAACAAATACCGAAATTACTCCGCTCTTTCGCGTGTTCACAATAGAGATAATAGAAGAAAGCATTCCAGAAACTGCCTGCGTCAATGTTCCGGTAGCGTTTTGAAATTCAAGCACGAGCCCCGATACACTAACCGTCCCGAGATTCTTCAAGCTGTCTGCGAAACTGGTAAGTTCCTGCGATACACCTTCTAATGTGACACCATTCCACTTTCTCGCTGCATCGGCCAAATCGCCAAGTGGACCAACCAGCGTATCAAGTGACCACCCGCTCATAAACGAGAAGCTAAATGCGTTCACGCCATCGGCCAACTGTTTGAGCGAGCTGTCAATGCCTTCCGGAACTTTTACATAGTTCCATTTTTTTACCGGCTCGACCAAATCGCCCAGAGGGCCGATGAGTGTCCCAATCGACCAACCTCCAGCGAAAGCGAAACTGAATGCATTTACACCTGTGGCAAGACTTGTAAGGCCGCTTTCCAAATCCTCGGGAACGACAACGCCGTCCCATTTTCTTACAGCGTCAGACAACTGACCAATCCCGGGAGCGGCTTCCACAATGGCGCCTGCCCCCAATCCTCCGAAGGTAAATGCCTTCACACCGCTTGCCAACGATCCGATTTTATCCCCCAAGTCCTCGGTAATATCGACATTAGACCATTTTGAAATTGAATCGGCCATTGTACCGAGAGGAGCAGCAACTTCAGCAATTGCAGATGCACCCCACCCACCAAAGGTGAATTGCAAGATTCCGCCGGCAAGTTCTCCAAGTTGAGCGCCTAGTTCTTCCGGAACCGTCACTCCGGCCCATTTCTTTACAGAGTCCGCCAGGACTCCGAGCGGCTCCGCTATTTTGGAAATAGATGCGGCACCAAAACCGGAAAGAGTGTTAAGTAAGCCGCCTAGGGCAACTTCGCCCATAGCTGCTCCCATTGCAGCAAGTCCCCTGCCGATTTCATCCCATTGCATGGAACCGAACTTCTTCAAAGCATTGGCAAGGTCATCAAGGCCCTGAACAGCAAGCAACAATGTTCCCGCACCGACAAGGCCTGCCAAACCGGTAAGAGCACCAAGCGCTCCGGTTACGACCCCAACTTCAAGAAGCGCCGCTCCCATCGCAACAAGACCTTTTCCGATTTCAACCCATTGCATTGCGCCAAATTTCGCAAGCGCGTTGGCTAAATCATCAAGGCCCTGAATTGCTAATAGCAATGCTCCAGCGCCAATAATGCCCGCAAAGCCTGTGAGAGCACCTAGTGTTCCAACTACGACACCAACTTCAAGAAGCGCCGCTCCCATCGCAACAAGGCCTCTTCCGATTTCATCCCACTGCATGGAACCGAACTTCTTCAAAGCATTGGCAAGATCGTCGAGTCCTTGAATCGCAATCAGCAATGAAGCTGCGCCAATAATGCCCGCAAACCCGGCAAGAACACCGAGCGTCCCAATCACGGCGCCAACTTCAAGAAGCGCAACACCCATTGCGGTAAGTCCTCTTCCAATTTCGTCCCATTGCATTTCTCCGAATCGCTCAAGGCCTTCTGCCAATTTTCCTAATGATTGAACACCAATCAAAAGTGCCGTAGCAGCAAATATACTTGAAAAGCCCGTAAATTTGCCAAGCAGCCCAAGAACAATACCAAATTCAGCAAGAGCGCCCCCCATTGCAGCGAGTCCTCGTCCAATCTGATCCCATGACAAATTCCCCATCTTTTCAAGATTTTCCGAAATCTCATCAAGCGCAAGTGACGCGACAAGAATTCCGGCAGCCCCAAAGAGAGCCTTACCGCCAGCAAATTTGTTGAGAATCGAAAGCACTGCACTGAATTCCAGCAAAGCCCCTCCCATTGCAGTAAGCCCTCGGATGATCTCGTCTTCTGAGAGAGATGCATATTTGCGAAGCGCATCCGCCAGCATTGAACATGCTTGAGCAAGCGCGAGCATCGCGACACTGGTTCTAAGCGTTATATTGCTTTTGCCAATGATTTTAATGGCAACGGACAATTCAAGCATTGCCCCGCCCAATGCGGCAAGCCCCCGAGCAATCTGCTCCAAAGAAAGATCCGCAATTTTCTTCATCGCCGACGCCAGAATATTGATAGCTGTGGCAATACCGATCATTGAAACGCTTGCTTTTATGGTTCCTTTGGCGTTAAAACTCAATAAGGTTTTAGACAAGGATTTGAAACCAGAATTCAAAGTCAATACTAAAGCCTTTATTGTCGCCAAAGAATATGCAATTTTAACCGGTTCGATTTCGGAAATCTTTCGCAAGGAAGATGCCAAAATCATAACCGCTGTCGCAATTCCAACAAGCGATGCTACTTTTATCCCCTGCTGGAAAGAGTCAAGCGAATCATGAATTGAGGACAGAATATCAGAAAATCCCGATGTGTCGATTTTGCTCTTCCCAAAATTGGAAAGTATGTCTTTTATCTTATCGGCCAGACCACCAAGCTTTTTGACGAGCATAAAAATTCCGCCGCCGGCAAGACCCGCAAAGATATCTCCGGCTGATATATTTTCGGAAATCCATGTCAAAGCGTTTACGACTGTATCTTTTATACGGCTGGCAACGGTTGAAATCACACTTCCGACCTTCGAAAACACGCTTCCAAGGTTGCCAAAAGAGTCTCGCGCAAATGAGCATGCATTTGATATGCCGTCCAACGCTTTTGCAATTGTCTCGCTGACAACCGCAAAGCCATTTCCGTTCTCAATTCCCTCATTCAGTTTGATGAAGAATTCACCGAGTGATGACGTAACGTCCAGAACCGATCTTCCGAATGAAGAAACAGCCCCTCCGGTAAGAAAGCTCGTGACTGGCTTTACAACTGCTGAAATTGCTTTTCCGCCAATATCGAAAAGTGAAAATATTCCTTTAAAGGTTGTTTTTAGTTTTGCAGCTGATTCTTCACTAAGTTTCAGCCGCTCTGTAAAGTCCCGTAAATTTCTGGTCATCTGCGGAAGCTGCCAACCTTTAAGTGCCGGAAACACTTCACGAAATGCTTCCTTTACAGGAACAACTACGCTCAGTAATCCGTCAAAAGAATTCTTGAAGCTGTCAATCAGCGCAGTCCTTCCTCCCGACCGGTTCCACGCGGCAAGCAAATCGTTTCGAGCTTGGGACTGCTGGTCGATAAAACCACCGACTACTTGGCTTACACCTGTCCAGAGTTCTTTTGCTTCTTCGAAATCGCCAAATATTAGCTCAAACGTCATGGCCCAGCCAGAGCCGACCGCTTCTTTGAGTGTATCCATCAATTGGCTGAATGTCTTTACATCCTGAGCCGCCGAAAAAGCTTTCTTACCAATTTCCGTTGTTTCGTCAGCGTAGTCTTTCAGTGTATTAACCAACACTTCTGTGGTCATCCATTGATAATTCAAGCTGTCATTAAAGTTTTTAGTCGCGTCAATTGCAAGATCCATCGTTGAACCCTGATTGTTTTTGGTCAGGACGCGATACATGCCGTCAGCTTGTTTTTTTACTGTTCCAGCGGCTTCCGCAGCTTTAAGTAACTCATTCTTAAACTCAACGGTTGCCATGTTGGCATTTTCAATGGATTTCCAATCGATTAGTTTTACATACCCGGCAGACAACGCTTGAGCAAAGTTATACATTGCTCTAGACGCTTCATTTGCATTTGCGCCAGATACAGCAGCTTCATTGCTGACACCTTTGATTGCTAAGACCGCATCTTCCAACTTAACACCAGCATTTGTAAATTTGCCGATGTTATTAGTCATATCTGAAAACGAATAAATCGTTTTATCTGCGTATGTATTTAACTCGTTTAAGTATCCATTAACCTCTTTTAGCGAGGCACCGGTGCTTGCCATAATTGTCTGAATCGAACCCATTTTGAGTTCGTATTCATTAAAGCCCTGCGATACCGGTTCTATCGTCAGCGAGCGAAGCATTTGCTTACCCGCATTGATCGCGGAGTTCGTAATGTTGGCAAGGGCCGTTACTGCCATGACCTCAAAGGCAGAAAATTTCGCTTGGACTGTTTCAACAGCACTGCTCAAACCCGAAAAATTCAGTTTTTTGCTTGCCGCGTCCACATTTTCGAGACCTTTTGTTGCCCCTTCCAGATTTAAACTTTTCTTCAACCTGTCGAGTGTCGATAAACTGGTTTGAACATTGTTTTCAAACTGCTTATTATCAAACCGCATCTCAACGACTTTCTGGTCGATAACGTTGCTCATTTGGCAGTAACCTCCCTCCACGCTTCATTTGCAATTTTGTCAAAAACAGGCTGGATAGCAGGATTGATGTAATCTCTCCCAGCTACCCAGCCGCCAGTTCTCGTTCCGTGGCCGTATTGTAAAATGACGGCAATCGAAACTCCATTTTGAACGTTTGAATTGTAAAAAGAAATCGCAACCGAGCCTTTTCGGTTCTCAATTTTGTAGTGCCACGACCGTGCAGTCAGGCCTGAATCAACAGGTGTTGCAGACGCAAGGGCGGCCACTCCCTCTCGACCGTATTTATCGAGATCACCAAGTCGAACAGCCTCTTTGGCCTTTTCTAAAAATCTCGTCAGTTTGGAAAAGTCGCCCTTTTGTCTGAAACTTATCATCTACAAAATCTCCTCACGCAGTTTTTGTAGTGCCTCCGTTCTTAAACCATCCAGGAAAACAGCACGAGCAGAATTCACGCTCGGCAGCTTCTCTTTCGGCTCTCACTCGGATGTCAAACGGATGTCCGTCTTCGTCCAAGCGCATCACCGCGTATGTGTGAACCGGGTTGGCCGTCAAACTACGACACAGAATGAATTGTTTGGTGGATGCCAATATCTCATAAGCGTCCCCAATCGTACCGATACTTTTCTCCATGTTTTTCTCCCTTCGCTGAATCATCAGCCTTTTGTTCCTAACCGTTTTCTTCGCTCAGCATTTAGAGCTGTGTTTCTACGCATGATTTCCCTTCTGCTGTGCTTTTTAGGCGGCTGATTTTTAATGTCGCATACCTTGATAAGCGTCAAAAGTCGATTGAGATGCCACTTCTGATACTCAGGAGGTATGTTTAAAGCAATCATCCAATAATAGATGATTTCGGAAGTCACTTGCTCGTTGTTAGGGCCAGTTGCTTTTTCGTTAGAAAAATATGTGGCCGTCATTGGAGCGTTGATGTACGCATTTACCGCATCAACGTTTTCTTGTGTAAGGTTCAGATAAACTTCCGGATTTACATTCTGCGTAATGGTCATACATTTTATATAGTCCAGGGTCTCTTCAAGGGTCTTGTCCTTTTTTGAAAGAAATGGAACACACCATTTTGATTCCCATTTGGCAAGTGAAACAAGAGAGTGCTCCAACTGAAGGGTTTGGCCTTTTCTGTATACGAACTCTTCTTTTTTCTCGTCCCATAGTTCGTCAGAATCTGGTATAATTAGCTGAAGCATAGATACTCTCCCTCTCACTGTTATTTTCTTTATCCATTTGCCTTCGGAGCAATCGCCAGCGGAGGTTCAACTTTGCGATTTGGAAGGACGCCGTTCACAAATGCAGCTGCCTCTTCAGCATTTGTAGCGAGTTCCATATACAGCTTCGAGAAAGCCTCGGTTTCGGTAAATTCGGCAAGAATCTCAGGCGACTTCATAAATCTTCGACCATCGGGACTTTTTACACCATAAGCGTTGCTGATAAACTCCCTGAACACCTTGATGAGCGCAGCCAGATCTTTTGCATTTACCATCCTCCGAATCATTTCGGTATAGCCTCCGCTGGTGCCGATTTCCAAATCTATACACTCTGCTTCCGTGAGGTTAAAATAAAAATCCTCACTTCTCTCGGTTCCGTTATAGTCGACGTACTCAATTGTTTTCTTAATCATTTCTGTTTTCCCCTTTCAAAAAAAAGAAGGGAGCCGCGAG